AGTAGAGTAATTCATTAGGGTTTACCCCATCTTTGTACTGTGACCACGACCCTTAGTCTGTGCTTTACCGCCACGAGTCATTTGGGTTTGGGTGTTAGGTACATTGTTAGGATATCCAGAGTCTTCTTTGTTTAGAGGAACTGTGTAAGCCTTGGGTTGCGTGTACTTTCCAATAGGATCAGCTGTTTCAGCTGGGAAATACGAAAATGTATCGTTATTCATATTAACGGCCCCTTCCGGCAGATTTTTTGTAAGTAAAGGATGAAGCCCGCTGGTTCATAACCTTTGCCATACCACGTCCGTATTTTTTCATATCTTCGTTGGTTTTACCACCTTTACGCATCTTTTTTACGTCTGCGTCTGGATGGGCACCTGCGCCCTTAGCCATATGTTTTTTCAGTGCTTCTTTAGTTGTTGCCATTTTTAGCTCCTAAGTTGTTGTTACGCTTACCGTACCCACCGCACCTGCCATAGTCAATGTGCTTGGTGTTAACGGGTTATCAATACCTCTTGGACCCCCTACAGGATTCCAACCCCACTGAATCACTCGACTACCCACAGTTGGAAAACCAAGTGAATTTACATCAGTACTTGGAATATTGGAAATTTGCAACCCTGAGGTACCTGCTTCAAAATATCCTATATCTGGTCTAGGATCCCGTACAGCCTGTGGGTCATTAACTGGATATAAGCCAAGCGATAACTGGGGTTGATCGGGCTCCCAACATTCTTTACATACCTTAATATTAACGTTTTTAGTCTTAATAATTAGGGTTTTTAGCTCTTTTAATTTAAAGCGAAATCCACACCTATCGCACTGCGATATTGCTATACGACCCGATGTAAACTTGGTGGTCACTAGTACCCCCCGCTACCTATATACATTTCACGAGGAACAAAGCGCTGGGAAGCCTTCTCACGGTCTTCACCTGCGGCAATAGTCCACTGCTCTTCATAGGCTAATTTAAGCATTTCTGTGCGGTTCATAGCATCAGGAATCTTTAAGGACAGGTGGTATGCCAATCCTGCAACCATACATGGAAGAAAACGAAATGGGATGTCGGGGGTGTATGTGCCGCCGTCTCCCGTATTCTGCACCCTACGTAGTCTCCAGTACACAAAAGTATATGGGGTAGAACTGTCTGGGGTAGGCCAAACATAGATAGCAGGTAGGTTAACTACCGACACAGCTGCTCCTGCAGTGTGTGCAGTTGCCGTTGTATTTGACTGCCCACGAACGCAGTTCTGTAGGTCGTTACCACTAATATTAGTGTAGCCAATGATCTCCGTACCAATCTGAATAAAGCCAGCCGTACCAAACCCATCAGCAGAACTTAAGGTAATTGTGGTGGCAGAAGAGTTAATTGTGGTACCTAGTGTGGCAGTGGTCAGGTTAGTTTGACCTGACTGTCTATTAATCCAGACTTGAATTGGCAAGCCTGTAGTTGTTTTATTAGGTATTGCTGCGTAGGTAGAAACGCTAATACGGCTGATATTAATATCAATTTGATTAGTTGTATTGTCATTTCTACGAATTACTTGATCCAGCAGATCAATAGTATCGACTGGCAATGGATAAATTGGGTTGTTGTAGGTTAGCTCAATCTGACCTTCTTCAATAGTCCAAAGATTGATACCACGGTTAGCCCACTCAATAGCCAAAAGATTAAGACTACGACGGGCGGTACGCAAGTCATAGCCAGTACGAAGCTCGGAACCACAGCGTTCAAACGCTTCTTCCACGATCTCACGTATCTGCAGGTCAAAATTTGATTCGCCGCTTGTGCTCATATCACTTTCCTGTAGGGCTTAACTTTCTTTTTAATCGTTTTGGGCTGGGAGACAAATTGTTTTCCAGCAGCTTTTCCTGCTCTCTTAGCTCTTGTTGTAGCTGCATATTCAGCAGGAGACAGCGCTTTGATTGCTCGCTCTGGTAAATATCTTTCTCCCGTGTCGCTTGAACGCTTCCCAGACTTAGTTGTCCACTTTTGAGCGGTCCAAGCTTTAAGAGAACGCTGACTTTTTGCAAGACCGCCCCCAGCTAATTTTTTCTTACGTCCAGCGCAATGAGCCCTCTCCGAAAACCCTTTTGGGCTCTCGCAGTTGACTGATTTTTTGCGTTTGTCGGACCATTTCATTTTTTTAACTTAGACAAAGTCTGCGCTAATCTTGCACGTTGACCCATCTTGCCAGGCTTTTTAGCGGCTGCGGCAAGCTTTTTAACAGGGATCTTCTCGCCTTTTTTAACGCCTAAAGACTTACGTAAAGCACCGGGTTTCTTAATAGCAGCTTGAATAAATTTAGCGGAGCCACCTTTTTTAGCGTAACCCATCTTGTTACGCACGTCTTCGGGCAAGCTAACTAAACCCCTCTGAGTCTTTGGATCTGGTTCTTTAAGTGCCATTATTTATACCCTCCACCTTTTTCTTTATAACGTTTAGCTAGAAGCTGCGCTTTCCTAGCTGACCACTGACCCGCCGCAGTACCTTGCACAGCTGATGCTTTAATACTATCAAATAAAGCTTTGCGCATACCAGGCTTCGTATAGTTACCAGCTTGGTTAACCTTTGAAACCTTGCCACCTTCTTTATATAACGCAACCGGCTCATCCCCATCTCGTTTAACAGTTTTACGGGGCATTGATTTTGCATTAGGCAGTTTCTTGGGGTTAATAATCCCCATACCACGGCTAGTTCTCATACCATCCGCCCTCTAGTCTTACCTCGTTGAGCAATGCCATCTGCTCTTTTAGAAGCAGAAGGCGCTTTTACCTTACCACCCTTACGAAACTCTGGCATTTTTTTAATACCCATACTGCTACTACCAGCAGGATCTGTCGAATAATAAATGGCACGCCCACTACCCGCTTCTTTGCGCCCAAGTTCTTTTGCTTTATCAGCTCGAACTTCATCACCAATGGATCTAACTATTGCTTTAGATTCATCTATTTTCATCTTCCTAAGCAACTCTTGAGCTCTTTGCTCACGAAGTTTAGTAGTAGCATCGTCTAACTTGGCATCAAACACAGACGGTCCAGTTTTTGTTGGAGTCTGCTTTTTAGCCTTAAGGTCTTCAGCACTGCCAAACCCTAAGTCAAGTTGATCAAGAGGATTAGTGGGTCTAACCTTCGACATTACTTACAAGCCTTACCGCCCATACGCATCTTAATCATGGTGCCTTTGGTTTTACCTTTAGCAGCAATACCGTCAGCACGCTTAGAGGCAGAGCCACCAGCAGCCATTTTCTTCATGCCGGCTTCTTTCATTTCATGTTTAATCATGGACTTGGGTGCACCTTTTTTCTTCATGAACCCAATTTCCTTTTTAACCATCATTTTTGATTCTTTCATGCTGTTAACCCTTTCTGAATAAGTTGGTCAATTTTTGCTTCAAGTTTGTTAAAGCGTTGGTCAATGTGTGCAGTAATTTTGTCAACTTCTGCTTTAGTAACGTTATCACGAGCTACCTCCAATTTAGTATTAATTAGCATCTGCTCAAGGTCTTTTAGCTTTGTGTTTTTTTCACGAGCAATAAACCCAACTACCCCAACAAATGCGGTTAGTAGGGCAGACCAGATACCTAAGCCAATGGCAAAAATGTGTTCCATTAGATCATCCGTCCTCTAGTTTTACCTTTAACTGCTATGCCGTCAGCACGCTTAGAAGCGGAGGATACAGAACCACCTTTTTTGTAGTTCTTAGTAATATCCCGGTTTGACTTAGGCATTGCACCGCCACCACCGCTTGCTTTTTCTGCTTTACGCGCTGCACGTTCTGTACGTTCTGTTTCGATTTTAGCAACTGCTTCGGTTAGCTTAGGCATGCCTTCTGGTAACGGAGCAAGATTTAATTTACCAGCTTTTTCAAAAGTATTTTTTATAGGATCAAAACCAGCCTTACTCAAAGAATTAAACGTATCTTCTTTTACCGGCTGAAATTTTTTACTTTTAGCGTGCTCTAAATATTCTTCGTAAGTAGCCATAATTACACCATTTTCCCTTTAGTCTTACCACGAACTTCGCATCCACCACCACGAACTTTGCCACCTTCATTGCAGTTCCAAGCCCGTAGAGACTTGTTGATGCGGGAGTTAGGGTCATTAGCGGTTTTAGCGCTGGTTAATTTTTTCTTCATGCCACTCATACGAGCGCAGAAAGATTTTTTCCTTGGACCACCTTTTGGTTGGGGAGCTTTTAGTCCGGGTTTGCCGGGGTTAGCAGCGTTATACGAAGCTCTCCCCTTGGCATTTAAGCCACCCTCAGGGTCTTTACCCTCTTTACGCTGCCAGGCAGGAGTCTTAGCCATAGAAAATACTAGCTCGACAGTTAGCTGCTAGAAACACACGAATTCCAACTCTAGCTAATATGCCCTCACCAGGTATAACTACGTTAGTTACAACTTGAATATCTGTGTCAATCTCAAATAACACAAAGTTGTATACAGTAACGCTACCACTAGCAGCGCCAGAATCTGCCACTGCCACGGTAAATGTATTGGCGTTAGCTACAGTTAAAACAGTATATGGACCATCGGTTAAATTCCAATCAAGGTAAACACGATCACCTACATCTAGTTCGTGATTAACTGCAGTTATAGTTGCCGTGGTTGTACTACGTGCGTATGTTCCAGCAATAGAAGTATTGTCTACAAAAGTAGAAGTTGCTTCAGCACCAGTCTGTGGCTGTATAACAGCACCTTTTAGACGAACTCTATACGGAACCATAACGCCCGACACCTCGGCATGTGTCGATTTGACGTCATATTGCATTGTGCTCATAATTATTCCTGTTTATCCGGCTCAGCTACAGTTTCCAAAATAGTAATACGAGCTTTTAACTCTGCATTTTCTTTTGTCAAAATTGCCACTGTGCTCATTGCATGGTCTCTTTGTCCTTCCAGAAGCCCAAGCATTGCCTGAACTTCTGGGTCCTTATGAGTCAACATTAAGTTTGAGTACCAACAACTACCCAGGTTGGGTTGCTGATTGCACCGGTATTGATATACAACTTACCAGCGGTCGAATCAACATATAAAGAGCCCGTACCTGCGAAGTTATCGCCAGTAGTACCGTTAACTGGAGCACCCGCATCAACCATAACCACAACGTCATCTTCCATACGGATATTAGCTTTGGTGTATGCTTTAACGCCAGAAGGACCACCAGCATCAGCTACAGGGTCTTGCATCTTCAGGTCAATACCATATTCAAAACCAGAACCAGCTG